GCAGCGGCAAGTTATCCAGTGGGCGGGGCATACCCCACGACCAACACGACCGGAATAATCAGCATAGGTGGTGCTTCACAAGGGGTGACGACCACAACGGCTGGACAGATTAACGTCCCCGTCCCACTCACTGGCTACACTTGCACGATTGCGGCTGGAAGCACAAGCAGCAATGAGTGTTGGGCTGTCGGCGGCAGCAACTCACAATTTCAGTACAACGGGGGTGCGTTTTTCGATCTGGTGCCTAGCCAATTTTGGATAGGGCCTGACCTGGATAACTATTACACCTCTGGCTTCGCGAGTCACTCATGGGCCGCTGTTTATTCCCAGGGCCTCTACAGCAAATGGAGTCTCGTTTCCCGAGGCGCAAGCGCAGCCAAGCCCACCACAACCCTTGTCACCACTCCAGCCACAGCAACTTACCGAGTGAATGTTGCTCTAAACTGTACCACGGCTGTCTCGACAGCGACTGCGATCTACACGCTTACATGGACCGATACTTCAAGCACCGTGCAGACGGCGACAGGAACAGCCGCGTGCACAACGTTAGGCGCGGCCAGCTACACCTACTTCGAGGAGCCGCTGAATGTGAAGACAGGGACCGTGATCAGCATCGCGGTTGCCGTGGCCAATTCGCCAACTTATGATCTAACAGCCAGCGTGATCGAAGTTACGTCCAACTAAGGAGTATTGCTGTGGTCACAGCGGGGACGGCGATATTCTGACACATGCGAACTAGGAGGCACCAACGATGCAATTTGATTGGGCGAGGTAAGCCATGACGGATGGCCAGAAAGTAGCGGCTCTGGAAAAGGCGCTAGCGATACAGGCGGCAGACATTGCCCGGCTGTGGAACTGGTGCCTGAGGCAAGAAGAGCGTTTAGAGGCGCTCGATGGGATTCACAACCCGGTCGAGTCGCCGCAGGGTGACATCAAGTAACCATCGGGGCCCCACTTGGACAGTAAGCCAGACCCGTCGAACACGCGGCAGAAAGATAGGCAAGGGATGAAATGGCAGAGCCAGCAGAGCGTCTTGGCAGGTTGGAGGAGAGGATGGATCGCGTAGAGGCAGGAGTGTCCAACTTCCGTGGTTTTCAGGCAGAAGCCCGCGACTTCTTCACTGAAAGCCGGACGCGTGCGGCCGTGGAGATGCAGTTCCACAACAAGCGTGACCAGGAGATCAAAGAGGCACTGAAAATATCCAACGATGAACGGAATGAGAGTCTCGCGAAGGTGGGTCTTGCCGTCGCCAAGAAAAGCCTGCTGTGGAATGTCGTGGGCGGGCTGCTTGGGATGGCGGCTCTTGCCATTGGTATCATGGCCATCGCCGTCACTCTCTACGTCGCCAAACACGCTGACACTGAGCCGATAAAACTTCTTGTGCCAAGCCCGATTGGTGAGAATATACTTGCCCATAGCGATAAGGCAACGCAAGACGCTGGACTCCCGCCAACATACGCAGGAACGAGGTGACCCATGGATAAAGCTCCACAAGAGGTCAAAGACCCCACTGGCTTTCCCTTCCCTCCTGGCAGCCCAGGCGGTCCACCGGCGCCGCCAGTTCCTTGCACACCCGAACCACCCACCCCGCCCGCTCCCTGGTGCACGCCGGATGCGGACGACCTGTAGAAAGAAAGGAAATCATGAACCAACTCATCGGCAACATTCAAGCATGGTTTGCGAGCCGTGGCGGATTCTCGCACTTTATGGCGGGACTCTTCGGCACCGCGGTTGCAGCCTACGCAATGGTTCCCCCTTTTCATGCGCTAGTGTTGCAAATCCAGGCGACCCTTCCCGCTGGAGTCGAGGACGCCGTGACAGCCGCGCTCGGCATCTACGTCTGGTATCACAACTCTCGCAGTCCCGCCGGCGTCCTTGCCGCCGCGCGAACCATCACCGCATCCCCAGACGCGCCCACGGCCTCGGCTGTTGACGCGGCCACAACCAAGTAACAGGAATTGGAGAGCAGCAAATGAGCATTCTGAGCAACATCGCAAAGGGCCTGAAGCTCTTCTTCTCCAGCCCCGCCGTCAAAGCAGTCGAGACCGTCGCTGTGCCGCTCGTCGAAACATTCTTCCCAGCCATCACCCCGCTGATCGATGGCATTATGACCGAGGTCGGCAAGGTCGAGGCCCTGGCTGCCAGCGCGGGAATGCAGACCGGCACCGGATCAAAGAAACTGGCGCTGGTCCTTCAGACCGCTGAAAGCATTTTCAATGCTTACGAGAAGGCGCAGGGAGTGACCATCAGCCAGACGGGCAAGGAAGCCATCGTCAACGGCGTGGTTGCTATCCTGAACGCGCTTCCATCGGCCTAACCAGTTGACTTGAACCCGAGTCGCCCTTCCGTGGTGGCTCGGGACTTTTTCGGTGAAATCATGATGAGTGAACCGTTAGGCCGTGATTGGCGGCATCCATACCGTCTCGCAGACATCTTCGTGGCCCTCGCTGTAGCTCGCCAGCAAGAGCAAAAGGTGTGGGTAAAACTGCATGGGCATGAAGCCTACACCTACGAGGTATGGCCGGGTGGAAGAAATGTGGCGTGGCAGGATGTGACACTTGAGCGCCGACAGAAACGCGCTGAGATTCAACCCGCCAGACGCGGTGCGAAAGAGAAGAACTGGGTGACAGCATGACCCGTGCCCGCCATACCTGCATCGGCGCGTCCTGGCAGGCGCTTATGCTGGTGAAGTAGGGAAGGGGTGATGCCCAATGACAGAGTCTCCGACTCCACAGTTCAGTAACATCCCTTGTCTGACACCCGCGCCGTGATGCGCTCTAGCGGCAGGCGGGAATCAAGGGCGCAAGCGAGAGACGATGCAGACCAGTCAGCGAGGACTCGCCCTCATCATGGGCAACGAAGGATTTAGCGCCACCGTGTACCCGGACGCGGGGCATGAGGCCATCGGCTACGGCCACGACCTGCTCCCCGGCGAGTCTTACCCGGAGGGCATAACGCGGGAAGAGGCTCGGGCTTTGCTGGCGCAGGATGTAGGCAAGGTGGAGAACGCCGTCAACAGCCTAGGCTGGCCGTTGAACCAGAACCAGTTCGATGCGCTCATCGACTTCGGCTTTAACCTGGGCATCGGTGCGCTTCAGACGCTGTGTGGCCACGGCATTGAGAATGTGCCGGAGCAGATCCCCCGCTGGAACCATTGTGAGGGTGTGGTGAGTGCGGCCCTGACGGCGCGGCGGGCCTCGGAAGTAGCTTTGTGGAACAATCCAACTTGAAGGAGGCGCGGCGGAAAGCCAGAGCACAAGGCGCTCATCCTTCGGGATGGGCGTTTTTGTCTGGTTTCCTCGACGCCCCAACAGAAATAGACAGGAGAAATAAGTATGGCTAACGCAGGTGGACCAAACCTCAGACGACGGCTTGTCAATGTTGGCATTGCCGGAGCATTCACGGCGATCTATGCGACCGGCCCAACGCGCGGGTGGCGTATCGAGGAAAGCATCCTCACCACAGCCGCCGCGGCCAACACTCCGCAGGGCTTCGAGGTCAAGATCCCGAACGATGGGTCTGCATCTGGGTTCACGACAATCTTTGGCAGACCCGCTGCGAGCGAAGCGAATGAGCCCGGCGACTTCCCCGCGTTCGAGAACTGGAATCGGATTTCCGAGCACGGACCCTACGGCGAAGCCTTTGGCAGCCCGGCGCAGTCCGACCCTGGCGGTGGCGCGCTGGGCGCCCCAGGCGCCGGTATTGGCAATCAAGCAGCTACTCTGCTCGCCCAGGTATGCTCTCTAACCGCCACAGCGACCACCATCGAGATCGTGGAGTATTTCTAAAGGCCATGGCTAACCCTCTCGTTGTCGATTCATCATGGGTGCAGAGCATCGACTTCTCCAGCGGCCTGCTCACCGTGACCACGAAGGCGGGGAAGCGGATTGTCTACCTCGGCGTGCCGGCTGCGATCTGGGAGCAACTCCAAGCTGCGCCATCCAAGGGCGAGTTCATCAACAAGCACATCCGCGGAAAGTTCAAGGTTCTCTGATGACTTTTCCATTTGTATCCAGAGCACGCTTCGAGGATGCTCTCCAGCAGATTGCTGATCTGAAAGAGGCAAACGCCAAACTGCTGGAACTGGCGCTATCCAAATCAACTCAAGGTATAGTGCTGGAACCAGAAGAGCAGACAGAACCCCAACGTCCACATCGGAAGTTGGGTGCTGAACTCAGGAAAGAATTCCGGGAAGCCGCCGAAGAGCGATTCAAACAAGCCCAAATGCAAAAGGGATCGAAGGGATAACCGATGGCATCACCAGCCGTAACGATGGGAAGCGCAGGAATGCAGCAAGCAGCGCCCGACATCTCCCATGGTCCTGACAATCCAATGATGGAAACTCCAGAGCAGCAGGAACAAAAGCTCCAACTGCCCGAGGAGTACAAAGAGAAGATGGTCGAGACCATCACGACCTACCGCGGCGGCTGGGCACCCGACCGGCTGCTTCGCATTCCTGGCTGGATGCGCAATGTCCTGATGTTCCGCGGTAGTCAGCTCATCGAGTTCGACCCGAGTTCCAACACCTACGTCGATGTGTTGGCCTACAACCGGCAGAACGGAAAAGCTGAGGCTGAGGACACCTACCTCGAAAAGTACAGCAACAACATCACACAGATGCTCGAAGGAGGATTCTCCTCGGTCATAGCTGGTGCAGTTCCTTCCGTGATCGTTAAGCCTGAGAACGCTGAGATTTTAGCGGACGTCACGACGGCCAAAGCCTCTCAGGAAGCCATCTCAATCATTGAGCGAATGAACAAAAGCGATAAGATGCTCATGGCTGAGAGCGGGAATCTCTACCTGTACGGCGTCTACTTCAAGCACACGCGTGCAGTCCTGGATGGCGACTGGGCCGGCTGGGATGATGAGGATGTTTTCGGTGACATTCAGGTCCAGAAGCCCGACCGCTACCATTGCTACAAGTGTGGAACCGATACTCCCGCCGCGGAACTCCCGGCCGCCCAGGCGAAGAGTTGCCCGAAATGCGGAGCGCCTCTTGGCCCGGAAGCCTTCTTTCCCGCGGAAGCCTCCACCGAGACGGCAATCACTGGGCAGAAGCGCGTACCGCGCGCGATGGTCAAGTGGAGCGTCCATGGGCCGATGGAGATCGATGTTGACCCGCAAGCGAACTGCATTGAGGAATTGCCTACACTCAGTTTCGACCGTGAGATCGACATTGGGGCGCTGAGGCTGACCTATCCGGCTATCTTTGAGAAGATCACCGAAGGCGCGGAACTGGGAACAACTCCCAACGCAGCCTATGAGAAGCTGCGCAGGAACGAAATCACGTCGATGGGGTGGGGATACACCTCGGACTCCCAGAACCAAAAGCCGACGCTCAGCCAGAATTGGATGGCGCCAAGTTCTTACGGCCGGACAGGAGATAAAGAATTCGCTGCGTGGATGCACCAAAACTTTCCCGACGGCGCCAAGGTAACGCTGATTGGTTCACTGGTTGCCGACGTGCGCAAGGCCAATCTCGCTAAAGAGTGGTCCTGCTGCCAGTTGCATGAGAATGTGGGGATGTACCCGGAGTCGATTGCGGACCTGGTGGTCCCGTTCAATATCCGTCTGAACGACGTAATGGACCTGATCGACGACTGGATCGAGCGGTGCGCGGCGGGCATGACGATCTACGACTCGAACAAGATCGACCGCCGGGAGATGGCGGGCCGGGTCATGTCGCCCGGTGTGTTGAACGGGGTCCAGACAAAGGGCGCCGGGATCGACAAGCCTCTTCAAGACGCGATTATGCAATTCAAATTTGATCTTGATCCGCAGGTCTTCAACTATCCGCCGATGCTGATCCAGATGGCCGAGACCATTTCGGGGGTGACACCTCAGACCTTTGGCGGCGGTGGCCAGGAGGGCATTGAGACCAAGGGCGGCCAGGAACAGGCGCTCAATACTGCTCTCGGTAAGCTGAATATCTACTGGAAGGGCGTCAAAGGAGAACATGCCCAGGCGGCGCAGAATGCTCTTGAGTGCCTCCAGAAGTTGATGCAGGCCGGCGCGGTCGGAGAAATCTGGGATGTGGTCCAGGCCAATGGCTCTGAGTTCCGGAATAATTACGTCAACTGGAACAAGATGCAGGGCCACATCAAGGTCTATCAGGATATCGATCAGGGACTGCCGCAGACCCCTCAGCAGATCCGGGAGACGATGCAGACCTTCCTCAAGATGTCAGACGGCAAGAACCCAATCGTCACGTCGATGCTCGATTGCGTTCCTAACCAAGAGTCGATGATGGCTACTCTCGCGCCGCCGGGATGGGTGCTGCCCCAAGCTGCCCAGAGAGCGAGGACGCTTCAGGCGATCAACACACTCATGGAGAACGACTATATCGCCGTGCAAGACCCACAGACGGGCCAGCAGGTCAACCAGTTGCCTGTCATGCCGGAGCAGGAAGTCGAGGACTTCGGCACGCTCCGCGACACGATGCGGCTATTCTGGCAGGAGAACGGGGACTTCAGGAAGTCGAACCCTGGCGGGTGGGAGCGGACAAAGGCCTACTACGCCATGGCTATTCAGATGGAAGCGGGAGAAGCCGCCGCCGAGGCAAAAAGGCAAATGGCAGTGAAGGCCGCCGGAATGCCACCGGCACCGCCGCCTGACCCGCAGCAGCAGCAGGCGCTTCAGTTGCTCACCCAAGATGGGGCGCGCGCGGTGGACCGGCTCCAACAGCTCTCAGAGATGCCTCCCCAGCCACCGGGCGTCAATATCACCCCTCAAGTCACAGCATCGTATGATCTCCTGAAAGGGGCTCTCGACGCTCAAAAAGCAGCAGCACAACAGAAGTAGAGGAGAAGACGTCATGACGAAACACGCTTTTGGCGATGTCGTTCTTTATCAGCGCGGCAAGGATTCAGTCAACGCGCTGGTTGTTCAATCTCACACCCAGGCGGACGGTGAGCACATGATGGTCGCCTACCTCGATCCGGCCATGGCCAGCCCGCTGCTCAGCGGGACGAACGTCGAGAAGGCGATTGCCACGGCGTTTGTGTCGCCGCTGACCGAGGGGAAGACGTTCGGGTGGAAGGAACTGCCTGAGCCCACCCTGCCTGTTGGCGGTGAGCCGTCGGCGGAATGCGGAGAGGATACCGGCCGGCTGTCGCCCGAGGACGCGGCCAAGGCGGCCGATGCGGTCTTTGGGCCGGTCGAGCCCGGCGCGCCCGAGTCGCCGCACGCGATTGATATTGGCGGCCAGCCGGGAGAACCGCAACCCGATGGTGGAACCTACCTCTCCGGTGTAGCAGGAACTGCGCCCGCACCAAAGGAGGCCGAGCAGGAAACTTCGAACGACCCTATCGACGATTCTTCGAAGTAATCTGACAAAATGCTTGACCAATAGGGTCAGCTTCGGCTGGCCCTTTCGTTTGCCCGCAACACCGAACCACTCAAGGAGATTCAGCATGGCCGTTGGAATCGCAGCCCCCGCAGCAGCCGCACCAGCCGCACCAGCACCGAGCGCACCAGCAGCAACCTCCGCACCCTCGACACCCGTAACCTCCGCCCCAGCGGCATCGGCTCCCGTCGCAGAGCCTAGCGCCCCGGGCGCGGGCGGGCCGCCAGCCGCGCCAAGCGCATCCGGTAAGGCTACCCCAGCACCAGCCGCTGCCGCAGGCACAGCAGCCGGCGCAGAGCCCAAACAGGACGACTTTCCCGGCGATGTTGTCTCCTTCCTCGAAGCCCACAACAAGTGGGAGTGGGAAAAGGAGGGGCAGATCGACGAGCAGCCCGCCGTCACCGCGGCCGATGCCCAGCCCGCAGACCAGGAGAAGCCCGCGGCCGAGGTTGACAAGCCGGCAGAGGGCGAGCAGCAACCGGTCGCCGCGGAGCCGGCAGAGGCTGTCACACCCGAGGCTCTCAATGCCCTGGCGGCAAAGAGTCCCGAACTGCAAGCGGCCTTCGACGCCAACCCCGAGGTCAAGAATGCGCTCTTTGCCATGGCGCGCACCAATGCCAAGGCCGCACCCATTCTGGAAGTCTTCCCGAACGTCGAGTCGGCCAAGTTCGCAGCGGACCAGGCCAACGTGGCGGTCAACCTGCGCGCCGGCTTTCTCGAGGCTGTGGATACCCCCGAGAGTTTTCCCGCAGCATTTGAGCAATTCGCCGAGCAGTTTGCGATCACCGACAAGGACGGCAAGCCGGTTCTCGACGCCCAGGGCAATCCGACCTTTGGCGACGACTTCCACATGCTCAACGATTACGTCGTGAATACCTACCACGACGTTGAAATCGGCGACCTTGAGGCGGCACAGCAGGCAGGCCGCTTTGCAAACGGCGACGGCAGCGCCGACGACATGGCGCTCCAGGCGCTCAAATATATCAAGGACTGGCGCGCTGGAAAGACAGACGGCGAAAAGCCCGACCTCAGCGGGATGGACCCCGAGGCCAAAGCCTACTACGAGCGGAAAGAGCAGGAACTGGCCGAGCGTGAGGCTGCGCTGGGCGGTAAGGAGAAGACCCAGACCGTCGAGCAGCGCCAGCAAGCACGGACAAACTACGAACAGTCCGTTGCCCGTAAGGTTGGGGGATCGGTAGGAAGCAGACTTAAAGCCATGATGGACGAAAAGGAGAAGGTGGGCGCCTTCATCCCGAGTTATGTGATGGAAGCGAAAGACCCCGTGACCGGGATCAGCGTCTTCGCCAAGACCATCATGGATCAGTTTGAGGAGATGACCTACGGGCGCGTCGATAGGGCAACCGGCAAGGTT